AACACTTCAGGTGGCGTACATGCAAATGGCGGGACCCCGCTAAGAAAGAATTATGCAGGAATCGGATATTCATACGACTCAGTTCGTGATGCATTTATCCCACCAAAGCCTTTCGCTTCATGGCTACTAAATGATGACACATGTCTTTGGGAAGCCCCAACACCAATGCCTGTTGAAGAAGGCAAGATGTTTAGATGGGTAGAAGAAGATTTAAACTGGCAAGAAGTAGTAATCGGAGAGTAACATAATTGACAAGAGCTAGAGACGTTGCCAACGTACTCTCAACCGCCACTAGTTTAGCGACGGATACAGAGACTGCGGCAGCTATCTCTAGCCACAATTCTGCAACAACTTCAGTTCACGGTATTTCAGATACAGCAGGATTAGCAACACAAACTTATGTTCAAAATAACAAAGGAATAAATAAAGGCAATACTGCCTCACGCCCTGCTTCTCCTGCAAATGGAGATTTATATTATAATACAGAAACATCTGTACTTGAAGTATATGATGGAGGATGGTGGATTCCAAATACCGCTCCAGGAATTCCTACATCACCAGTTGCAACAAATCAACCTTCATCACGAGCATTTAATAACGGACAAGCCTCAGTAGCATTTACTCCCGCAACAAGCGGCGGAAAAGCAACATCATTTACAGTTACTTCAACACCAGGCTCATATACAAATACAGGTTCATCTAGTCCTATCGTAGTTACTGGTTTACAATCAAACACAGCATATACTTACGCAGTTACAGCAACTGGACCACTTGGAACATCTTCTGCATCATCTGCGTCTAGCGCAGTAACTGCAACTACTGTTCCACAGGCTCCAACTATAGGTACGGCTACACCAGGAAATGGATCTGCAACAGTTGCTTATACAGCAGGTGCAACAGGTGGCTCAGAAGTTACCACATTTACTGCAACATCAAGCCCAGGGGGATTGACAGGTACAGGATCGTCTCCGATCACAGTTTCAGGATTAACAAATGGAACTTCTTATACTTTTACAGTCACAGCAACAAACACTAATGGAACATCAGCAGCAAGCTCTGCAAGTAGTTCAGTTACACCAATATCTGCCATAGCTGTTAATTATTTAATTGTTGGTGGTGGAGGTTCGGGTTCTGTGGCTCCAGTTAATAACGGTGCAGCAGGTGGAGGTGCGGGTGGATATAGAACATCTGTTGCTGGAGGAGTAATATCTGCAGGATCATCTTTGTCTTTATCAGGTGGCACAACATATACAATAACTGTAGGTGGTGGTGGTGCTGGAGGAACAAAGAGTTCTAATGGTGGTGGTGGATCCGCTGGTTTTGGAAATAGTGGAACAAGCTCATCTATATCTGGTACTGGATTAACTACAATTACAGCAAATGGTGGCGGTGGTGGCGCACCACAAGGTGGTAATGGCTTATCAGGCGGTTCTGGCGGTGGTTCAAACCAAGGAAGCGCAGGAGGCAGTGGTAATACGCCATCCACAACACCAGCACAAGGAACTAATGGTGGAAACTCATCTGGTGACGGTGGCGGAGGCGGCGGAGGCGCAGCACAAGCAGGTAACGTTACTACTGCTCCATCTGGTGATAGTCCTGGAAGCGGTGGTAATGGAGATTACAATAATTTAACTAATGCAACATCTACTGGTCAATTATCTGGAGGCAATTACTATGTAGCAGGCGGCGGTGGTGGTGCAGGATACGGTGGCAATTCTGGATATGGCAATGGTGGTCTAGGCGGAGGCTCACAGGGACACGCAAGAGCAAGTTCTCCAACTGCAAATGGAGCTGAAAACACTGGTGGAGGCACTGGTGGCGCAGGAGGAACAACAGGCTCAGTAAATATTTCAGGTAATGGTGGTTCTGGTGTAGTAATACTAAGAACCTCAGATGCAGTTTCAACAGCATCTTCATATACTGGAACATTATTTACAACTGGTGGATTTAAATATTATAAATTTACAGGAACAGGGAGTATAACCTTCTAATGGCCAATAAAGATTTTAAGGTAAAAAATGGGTTAGATATCCAGACTCCCCTCCCTGTTTCTATGGGCGGAACTGGACAAACCTCTACTACTAATACCCTAAATTCTTTACTACCGTCCCAAGATGGAAACAATAATAAAGTTCTAGCAACAGACGGAACTAATACAACCTGGGTGGCACAATCAGTTGCATATCAAAGAGGCGGAACAGCAAGTAGACCAGCATCTCCTACAGCAGGAGATCTTTATTATAATACTGATAACAACTACTTTGAAAGCTACACAGCAAATGGTTGGTTTCCAATTGCTGCCGCTCCTGGAATTCCTACATCTGTTGTAGCAACTAACCAGCCATCTGGCAGAGCATATAATAATGGAAAAATGTCTGTAGTATTTTCTACAGCAACAAATGCAGGAGCACCAAGTTCTTTTATAGTTACCCCAACTCCTACTACATCTCCAACAACATTTACTGGATCTTCTAGTCCAATTGAAGTAACAGGGTTAGCTTCTAGCACACAATATACTTATACGGTTGTTGCAACTAGTCCATATGGCACATCATCTGCTTCATCTGCCTCAACAGGAGTAACTGCAACTACAGTGCCACAGGCACCAAGTATAAGCGCTACAGGTGGTAATGCACAAGCAACACTTACTATTACACCAGGTGCAACTGGTGGTTCAGAAATTACTGGATATTCAATTATTTCAAACCCAGTTACAACAACACAAACCACTTCAAATACAACTTATACATTTACTGGTTTAACAAATGGAACATCTTATACATTTACAGCAACAGCAACAAATGCTAACGGAACATCAGCGGCAAGTTCTGCATCTAACTCAATTACACCAAACGTTACAGGTATTGGATATTTGTATGGAGGTAGCTCTGTATCAACAATAAATAGATTAAACTTTGCTACAGATTCTTACTCTACTTTATCTGCTACTGCGCCAGCAGCAATCGGTTCAGGCGCTGGTAGTGCAAATTCTGGAGTTGCAGGATATGCTTATGGTGGCTATGAATCAAATTGGACTGATAGAATAGCTAAACTTACATTTTCGGGAGAGACTGTATCAACAATATCGGCAACTATTGCTACTGCCGTGTATGGCAATGCATCTTTTTCAAATAATGGAACAGCGGGATTTACAGTAAATGGGCATCAAGGAAGTTCATTTTTAGATCAAGTAAATAAATTAAATTACTCAAATGACACTAGGTCGCTAGGCGGAACAATGGGACCACTATACTTAACAAGTGGAATATCTAATAAAGGATCCGCTGGGTATACAGTAGGTGGATATAGTTGGGGACTAGGTTTCCCGAATAGAGTTTATAAGTATACATTTTCCAACGATACTGGATCCTTATTGGGAACAACCTATGCGGTAGCTGCGTATAATATTGTTACTTGGGAAAATGATGGAACTGCTGGTTATGCTGCTGGTGGTGGAGATATGATGCATACTGGTGTACACAAAATGCCATTCTCAACTGATACAATATCTAGCGCAGTAGCATCATTAGCACAAGGAGGAGACTGGGGAGGCGGATTGTCAAGGAGGGGTAACGCTGGATACTATTGTTTAGGTAGAATTAATGTAAATACTACATCTAAGTTTTTATTTGCAACAGATACAAGAAGTGAAGTTGGTGGAACTTTAACTACTAGAAGTGGCATACTTTCAATGTCTAATAACGGAGTATTTTAAAATAATATGGATAATTTACCTTTACCAATAGAACCATCACACCCAATATATCTTGCATTAACAGAAATACAAAAGCCTAGGTCCAGATTTCAACTTGAAAAATTTGTATTAGGCCAACACGATACTGTTGAACAGCAATATAAACAATGTCTAGTTGAAATTCAAGAACTAATTTATAACTTAAAAATTGTTAGTTTAAAATTAAAAAAACAGCAAGTAGAAATAGATAGGCTAAAAGCATCAGAAGATGAAATTGATTTAATTGATTCTGAAATAAAAGAAATAGAAATGCACCAAACAAAACTTGTAATGCTCGGCGCACAAAGAGAGTTGCAGGACTTAGTTGGTATTTGGGAGTCTTTTGAGCATAAGTATTCTTATGAAGAATTAGAAAGTTCTCAGTTAGAGTACTGGGATAAAAGATTAAAGAGACAGTCAATATTAGAAAACATAGGCGGAAGTCAAGCACAGGCATCTCATTTAGAAGCTCTTAGACAAATAGGTATTATTGAAATGGCTCCTAATGGAATAAAAGAAGTTGAATTAGAAGATCGTAAGGAGATATCGTGAAATATTACACTTGGAAATTAGATTGGGCTACGCAAGAAGGAATAGGACCAACTGAAAAAATAAATACAGAAAATGTTCGAATTGAACCGCATTTTACTATAGGAGAGCCTTCAAATCCTAATTCTATAACTTATGGATATTTATTAGAAGGTTTAATTAACTTAGATGAATTAAGTAAATGGTCTGTAACAGAAATAACAATTGATGAAATGTTGGCTGCTGCTAAAACATTAAAAGATGAGTCATACATTGAAAATGGGTTTATTATATTCCCTCCAATGCCAGCATTACAGGCTGAATAGTATATCTAAATATGCAGGCCACCGACCTCAATATAAAAGGGAAAACTCCTAAATAATAAAACGGTGGTATAATTAAATAATAAACAACTAGGGGAAATGTGAACTTAGATGGCAAATAAAGACTTTAAGGTCAAGAATAAACTTGTTATATCAGGTTTAACTAATGCTAATGGCGTTTTGCTAGCCGAAAATCATGCCGTCGATTCCCACACAAATTTAGCTACACAATATGGCGGAACTGGAACAACAACCTCTCCTACTTCTGGCCAAGTATTATATTCAGCTTCTGGCTCTACATATGCCCCAACTACTTTATCATCATTAATTCAGGGATCTAGTTATCAAGCAGATGCCCCTTCTTCCCCCGACATTGGCGATATATGGATTGAATCAGATTCTACTTCAGACTCATTTGACCCCAACATTATTCGCCGTCACACATTTACAGCAACGGCGGGACAAACAAATTTCGTAGCATCAGTAGCATTTATAGATGGATATGAGCAGGTATACTTCAATGGTCTTCTACTATTAAAGACAACAGATTATACAACATCTTCTGGTACTACTGTTACTCTTGGTTCCGCCGCAGCAGCAGGCGACATTGTAGAGATAGTTACAATAACAAATTTAAATTCAACAAATACATATACTCAGTCTGAGATTAATACTATTGTTACAACTCAGGTAAATAATTTAATTGATTCCGCACCTTCCGCCTTAAATACGCTAAATGAATTAGCAGCGGCATTGGGCGATGATGCAAGTTTTGCTACAACAGTTACAAACTCTTTGGCTGGCAAGAAGAATGAGACAGCCTCATCAATATCAGCAAATACAAATTTAGCGGTGGGAGTAAGATATTTTGTAACATCTGCTTCTGCTCTTACTCTAACATTACCCTCATCCCCTTCAGTAAATGATCAAATAGATGTATTTGATGCTTCTGGAAACGCTTCGACGTATAATATAACTGTGGCCCGTAACTCCAAGTTAATTAATGGTAATGCGGGAAATCTAATTATTGACGTAAACGGCGGATGGTTTACTCTTGTTTTCACAGGTAATACATATGGATGGAAGGTAGCATAATGGCCGATTTAAGAGCATCAGGATTAGGCGGGGTTCCAAAAGGAGAAACCGCAGATAGACCATCATCTCCATCAGTTGGCGACGTATTTTATAATGGTACATTAGGTTGTTTAGAGATTTATACGGCACAAGGATGGGTTGCAAATAGTGCACCTCCAGGAATTCCAACAATTGGAACAACAACATATTCTGGAACAGACAAAGCATATAATAATTCATCTGCATCTGTAGCATTTACACCTGGTGAAGGTGGAGGCTTACCAAATTCATATCGTGCAACATCATCTCCTGGTGGATTTACAGGTACTGCATCATCTTCTCCGATTACAGTAAGCGGATTACAATCAGCAACTGCCTATACATTTTCAGTAACAGGAACAAATAATTTTGGCACATCTGCAGGATCAACTAATTCTAATTCAATTACAGCAAACACTGTTCCTCAAATACCTGGAACTCCAGTTGCAGCATATGCTTCAAACACATCCGCAACATTAACTTTTACTGCTGGAGCAACAGGAGGATCATCAATAACAAACTATAAGTATTCTACAGATGGCACAAATTATACAGCACTGTCTCCAGCACAAACTTCAAGCCCATTAACTATAACTGGATTAACTGCATTTACAAATTATACATTTTATATCAAAGCAGTAAATGTAAATGGAGATTCAGTAGCATCACCCATCAGCAATAGTGTATTTACTGGTCCTACAGTTTCTGGAGGAACGTTGACTTCTGACTCAACGTATTATTATAGAACATTTAGCGCAACTGACAGTTTAATAATTTCTGGTGCTTCAGTAACTGCAGATACACTTATAGTTGCTGGAGGAGGAGGTGCTGGATATGATGTTGGCGGCGGAGGCGGCGGAGGCGGAGTTATTTATGCAACTTCAAAAAGTTTATCACCAGCAACCTGGGCAATAACTATTGGCGCTGGAGGCTCATCTGATAACAATGGATCTCTTACAAAAGGCGCAAATGGACAAAATACAACAGCATTTGGCTTGACAGCATTAGGAGGCGGCGGCGGCGGAACATATAACTCTGTAACGGCTGGTCAATCTGGTGGTTCTGGTGGTGGAGCAGGAATGAACAGTAGTGGAGGAGCTGCAACTCAAACTTCTGGTTCTGGTTATACTGGTTATGGAAATTCTGGAGGTTCTGCGGGTGCGGCTTATGGATCAGGAGGCGGCGGAGGTGCAGGTGGAGTTGGTCAAAATAACACACCGAGTAACAGAGTTGCTGGTGGACTTCCCTTGTATAGCAGTATAACTGGATCATCTATAGCATACGCTGGTGGCGGCTATGGAAATAGCGATGGCGGTGCAGTATATAATCCAGGATATGATTTAAATAATAACTATGTCGGCTACTATGGATTTGGAGCAAATGGTACTGGTACAGGTTCAACTTATCCTAGCGGAAATGGCGGAGTAGTAATTGTTCGATATACAAAGTCTCAAGTTGGTGGATAATGTCTAGAATCAGAGATATAGCAAACTTATTCAGCGCAAATACGTCGGCAGCGACGGATTCAGAAGTATCTGCTGCTATCTCTGCACATAACTCTTCAACAACAACAGTACATGGTATTTCTGATACTTCCGCCCTTGCTACATCTACATCTGTTGCATCAGATATTTCAACACATAATACAACAGCAAATGGACATGTTAAAAGAGGTAATACTGCTTCTCGTCCCGCTTCACCTACAACTGGTGACATGTATATGAATACACAATTAGGATATCCAGAATTTTATGAAGGAACTGCATGGGTTCCAATTGGAGCAGATCCAACTGCGCCATCGTCTGTTGTTGCTACAAACTCAGGATCTGGACGGGCATTCAATAATGGTCAAGCATCTGTTGCATTTACAGCAGGAACAGTACCAGGATCTAGTTATACAGTAACATCTTCCCCAGGTTCTTATTATAATACTGGTGCATCATCTCCAATCCTTGTAACAGGATTACAATCAAATACATCTTATACTTTTACTGCCACCGCATCAAATGTTTATGGCACGTCTGTTGCCTCATCTGAGAGTAGCGCAATTACTGCAACTACTGTGCCTGCAGCTCCTAGCGTAAGTGCTGTTGGAGCATCTCAATCAGCAACAATTACCATTACCCCAGGGGCTACTGGTGGTTCAGCAATTACAGGATATTCAATAATTTCAAATCCAGCAACTACAACTCAAACAGCCTCATCTTCACCTTACACATTTACTGGACTTACAAATGGAACATCTTATACATTTACAGCAACAGCAACAAACGCTAATGGATCCTCGGCAGCAAGTAGCGCAAGCAATAGTATAACTGCAGCAAACCCAGATATTAATGTTCATTATCTAGTTGTAGCTGGAGGAGGTTCTGGGGGAACAGCTGATGATGGCGGTGCGGGCGGCGGTGCAGGAGGATTCAGAACTTCATTTGGAACTTCTGGAAGAAACTCTTCTGCAGAATCTCAATTAATTTTAAATTCATCAATACAATATACTATTACTGTTGGAGGAGGAGGATCTGGAGTTTTGGGTTCCCCAGGAACTGGTAAAGGAAATAATGGTATAGCTTCATCTATCAAAAATGGAGGAACCACATTAGTAGAATCTCTTGGCGGTGGCGGTGGTGGTGGGATTGTTGATGCAAATAACGCATCTACTGGAAACATGAATGGTGGAAACGGTGGTTGCGGCGGCGGTGCAGGACAAAGATCTGGATACGGTGCTACACCAGGAACTGGAGCCACAGGACAAGGTTTTGGCGGAGGCTCTCTTGACGGATCCACCGTTGATGCTGGTGCAGGAGGCGGCGGTGCAGGACAAGTTGGAGGAAGTACTTCTGGTCAATCTGGTGGATCTGGAGGAGCGGGAATTTCTTCTACAATAACTGGCTCATCTGTATTTTATTCAGGAGGAGGCGGAGGTGCAGGTTCTAATTCTTCTGGTTCTGGTGGATCTGGTGTAGGCGGCGCTGGCGCTGCTGGCTCAGGATCAGGTGGATCTAACGGTTCAACAAATTTTGGCGGTGGAGGAGGCGGATCAAATGCTCATGCTCAATCTTCTGGTAATGGAGGTTCTGGAGTTGTAATACTTCGTACCTCTGTAGCAGCAGCATCTACAACAGGCTCACCAGATACAACTGGAACTGGTGGGGGAACGTATGTTTACAAATTTACAGCGACAGGGAGTATAACCTTCTAATGGCTAAATTAATAAGAGTATGGGATGGAAGTGCTTGGCAAGAAGTCGGCACCGCTATTCCTAATGGCCTTACAACAGATGGAACACAAACATTAACTAATAAAACTATATCTGGTGCATCTAATACTTTAACTAATATTGGAAATGCCTCTCTAACTAATTCAGCAATTACCGTTAATGGGTCCTCCGTTTCTTTGGGCGGAAGCGTAACAATTGTTACAGGACCAGCATCTTCTGCGGTATCATCTAATATAACAATGGCGGCTAATAATAATTACTTTGTAGATACTTCAGCGGCAAGAACCCTTACTCTTCCTGCCAGCCCAACCCTAGGAGACACCATTGCAATATATGATGCATCAGGGACGGCGGCAACAAACAATATTACAATAGCAAGAAATGGCAACAAGATCAATGGACAAACAGAAAATGCTATAATAGATGTTGATCAATCAAGTTCTATATTTACATACACAGGCGCAACAGTTGGGTGGAGGTTCGATTAATGGCAATTAGAAAATCATCAAATTCAGGTATTCCTTTTGGCAATACAGCAGGTCGTCCTGCTAGCCCTTCTACTGGCCAGCCATATTTTAATGGCGAGGCTGGAAGACTTGAGCTATACACATCAAATGGTTGGCAGAATATTGTACAGGAGACCCCTGGCATAGCCAGCATATCAGGTACATATAATGAGTCTACAGGTTCTGGTACATTTACAATTTCAGGAACAAATTTTGTTTTAGGCGGAATTGCTTACGCTGTTGGAACAAATGGAACTGAGTATCAGGCAACAACATCGACCATTAATTCAGTTGTTCAAATGACGGCCGTATTTACTGGTCTTTCTGCAGCATATGAGCCGTATGATATTAAGGTTTTAAACCCTTCAAATTTATTTGGTCTATTGCCAGATGCATTTTATATTAATGATTCTCCAGTATGGAGCACAACTACAGGATCACTTGGCACATGGAATGGATCAAGTATTCAATTAGCAGCAACCGATGATGAGTCAAATACTATTACATATTCTGTAACATCAGGATCTTTACCAACTGGACTATCTCTTTCTTCAGCAGGATTAATATCTGGAACAAGTACTGCGAGTGGTGGAACATACACATTTACAGTTTCTGCTTCTGATGGAAGCAATACAGCAGTTACAAGATCATTTAGTATTACTATTCCATTCCCAACAGTTTCTGGCGGTACAATTACATTATCTGGACTATATAGAATTCATTCTTTTACATCAAGCGGGACACTTGCAATACAAAACGGTTCAGTAGATACTGAGTATCTTATTGTCGCAGGAGGCGGTGGAGGCGGATCAAGATACGGTGGTGGTGGAGGTGCTGGTGGAATGATAACTGGCTCAACTTCATTATCATCTGGAAATCATTCAATTTTAATAGGTGGCGGAGGTGCTGGAGCTACTATGGGACCTGGTGATTCAACTGGCGGCGGAGGTGCTTCTGGAGTAAATTCATCAATTAATGCAATATCTGCAACTGGAGGCGGCGGAGGTGGATCAGCAGATGATTTTACTTCAGGTAAAAATGGTGGATCTGGAGGTGGAGCTTTTTCAGGAAGCATTGGTCAAGGAATTTCTGGACAAGGAAATAATGGAGGTACTGGTTCTGGAACTGGAACCTATCCTTATAAATGTGGTGGCGGCGGAGGTGCTGGCGGGGTAGGAGAAAATGCTAATACTAGCGCAGGATATGGCGGCGCTGGAGGAGTAGGACTTCAATCTTCAATTACAGGAACTTCAACTTACTATGCAGGCGGTGGCGGTGGCGGTTCACATAATCCATATTCTTCAAGATCTATTTCTTTAGGAGGTGCTGGTGGTGGAGGAAATTCTGGTAATTATGGACAAAGAAGCCCTGGACAAAACGGATCAACAAACACTGGCGGAGGTGCTGGAGGAGCATCTACAGACAGTAGTGGAGACTCTAACACTATTGGTGGTGTAGGCGGATCTGGAATTGTTATTGTTAGGTACCTTAAATCAGCAGTAGGTTTATAGCCTATGTCTTATCAGCTCAAAGTTATAAAAGATTATCCAATTGGATTTTGGCCATTAGATGAATCATCTGGAACAACAGCATCTGATATTTCGGGATGCGGAAACAATGCTACATATGTTGGATCACCTGCATCAAATATATTACCATTAGTTTCAGGCGGGGTATCAGGAACAAAGATAACAAATACAGCATATATAACTGTACCAGTTACAAAAGATTATTATGGAGCAACAGTAGGGGCAGGATTTGCAACCTCTTATACTTCAGACAATGACTTTACAATGGAAGCATGGATATATCCATCAATTGAGTCTTCTTCAGAAACTCCACTTTTTGCAGACTCTACAAATGATATAGGGTTGTTCTGGGAAAACGGCGATATAGTATTTAAAGTATCAGATACAGAGTCGGTTAGATATTGCGTTACATATAGCAAGAAGTCTTTACACATAGTTGGAGTTTATTCAGTAGGTTCTATAAGTCTTTATATAGACTCATTTGTTGTTGATTCAAAATCCCTATCAAATTTTAAATTTACAAACACCACACTTGGACTACAGGTTGGTCCAACAACTGTTTCTGGAGATACATTTACAGTAGATGCTCCAGCAGTATACAGATATGGCCTACAACCAGAATCAATTAGAAGTCATTATGTAGATGGCAATATTACAAATTCTGCAATCAATGTCGTTTATCCAGATAAAGGAATATTATTTACTGGCACAGACGCAAACATAAAAGCGGTAATGGATTATTCATATCCAGCCAGCAAGCCATGGTCTGACTTTGTAGACGACAATACATATTATGATTCAACTAAAAGATATATTACTTTTTATAAAACAGATACAGTACAGTCAAAATCTTTTGTAATAAATGACTACTTTTTTATCCCTTCACAAATAGGACTTACTACTTCAAAAATTGAGTGGCGGAATGATCTAGGAATAACAGTAGAATCAAGCGTAGATGGAATTACTTATGCTCAATGTACAAATGGACAACCCTTGCCTCAATATACAAAAGACTCATTTAATTCATCTGGCAATGTCTATATTAAAATTACAATGTCTACTACAGATGCCAGTAAATATCTACCAAAACTATCATTCTTCTGTATAACTTTCTATGCTGATAGAACTATATATTCAGATAACTTTGGAGATAAAATAACCTCCTCTACTGATTATTATTTAGGATCTTTAAATTATCCAGTTTTATCCCGCCATTACATGAATGGAATTCGAGCTAAAAATGCAGCAGGATTTAATTTAAATTCATCTACATCTGTGAAGTCCGTAGAAATGCTCTTTACACCGCTTACGTTGGCCGCTAACACCCTTTTCTATGCTTCCAATCCTTCTGCTACCAGACTGGCCTGGAACGGCTCTGGAGTGGTTTCTAAGGCCAATATAGCCAAGATATATGTCAACAATATAGATGTAACTAATCAAACAAACATTAGTTCATATTTAATTGAAGAAGAGCCACATCATATCGTAATAGTATTTAATACCCCAGTAACTGGGACCCTGCAATTAAATTACGAGTCTATAGGTGGTCCAAGTAACCTATATAAGAATATTGCAACCTATGATTCTGAATTAACGGCATCAAAAGTTGAAACTCATTTTGAGCTTTATTGTGGTAAGCCAGTCGAATCTATTACAGAAAATGCCATGACCCTGACAGAATTAGACACAGATTACTATAATAATGACTGGGTGGTACTGCAAAGTATATAATTTTGTCATGCACCTTGACAAAAAGCTGGACTTAGACCTTAAAGAGTGGTAAAATAAACTTCTATGGATATCGGTAAAGCAAATACTAAGATTCTGCAAGAAGAATCAGCCCTAGGCATCTATGTCTGGGAAATGCCAGACGGCAGATGGATTGGAGACGATGATGGTAACTTTCTTTCGATCACGTCCAAAAAAGGAAATAGATCCAGAATCGATGCTTTGGCTAGAGAAGTTCGCTCATACGGTATATATGAAGGCGGGCCTAAATTTCTTTCAGCTCGACGCAAGATTACAGACGAAGAGTACGCAGAACAAGAACAAAGACTTAGATGGGGATTAGTTCCAGATCCTTTAGATATTGGAAATTATAAAGACGAAATGAAAAACTTGAGGGCAGAGGGACAGTAATGATTCAATACGAAGAAGATGATAACTCACAAGAAATAGCAATATCTAATGTTGCCGACTGGATGAAATTTAATACTCCAAGAGAGCAGACAAGTACAGACCTATTTAAAGTAAGCGGAGAAGACCTTACAAAAATATCAGGACTAAGTCCTGCATTCCGTCGTAAGATGAGTAGAGAATTGCAAAAGCGTTTTCAAGGTATTGAAGGAACTGAGACACAGCAAAATTTATTAGCACAAGCAATTACTGGCTATGCCATGTTCGATCTTATCGAGCCACCTTATAATTTGGACTACCTTTCAACTATCTACGAAATTTCTCCATATAACTATGCAGCAATTAATGCTAAGGTTTCAAACATCGTAGGACTTGGTCACGATTTTATTGAGACAAGAAAAACAAACGAGGCATTTGATAATATTACAGATGAGAAAGCATTAGAACGTGCTCGTAGAAAGCTAAATAGACTTCGCCAAGATTTATATGATTGGCTAGAACAATGCAACGAAGAAGAAACATTTACAGAAACATTAATTAAAGCCTACACAGATGTTGAGGCAACAGGAAATGGATATATCGAAATCGGCAGAACATCTGCTGGAAGAATTGGATATATCGGACATATCCCTGCAAAGACAATGCGTGTGCGTCGACTTCGTGACGGCTTTATTCAATTGCTGTATGGTAAGGCAGTATACTTCCGCAACTTTGGAGATCAAGAAACAGAGAACCCAATTGCAGGCGGACTAGATAGACCAAACGAAATTATTCATCTAAAGAAATACACACCAACAAATAACTACTATGGTATTCCAGATATCGTAGCATCATCAAATGCTATGGCTGGAAACGAGTTTGCTGGAAAGTATAACCTTGACTACTTTGAGAACAAGGCGGTTCCAAGATATATCATCACCGTAAAGGGTGCTAAATTATCAACAGAGTCTGAGCGTAAATTGCTCGAGTTTTTCCAGGTGGGTCTAAGAGGTAAGAACCATAGATCTCTTTATATTCCACTTCCACCAGATTCACCAGACTCAAAAGTTGAATTTAAGATGGAGCCAATTGAGGCAGGAACTCAAGAGTCTTCATTTAACGTATATCGTAAATCTAATAGAGATGAAATTCTATTATCTCATCGTGTCCCAATTAATAAGATCGGAACTCCAGAAGGAGTTAATTTAGCAGTTGCAAGAGATGCCGATAAAACATTTAGAGAGCAAGTATGTCGTCCAGCCCAAATGAATTTAGAAAAGAAATTAAATAAAATTATTGAGGAAATGACCGACGCCCTACTCCTTAAATTTAATGAGCTAACTTTGACCGATGAAGATACCCAGTCAAAGATTGATGAGCGATATTTAAGGATGCAGGTAATTACCCCTAATGAGGTAAGAATTAGAATGGGTATGGTCCCATTAGACGGCGGAGATAAAGTCGTTGAATTAAAACCACAGGCAGCAGCAGAGCAAAGAGCACAGGCAGGGAAAACCAGAACTAGAGATTCTGAACGTTCCGCAAATTCCCCAGATATTTCTGGAGAAGGCCGAAATGCTCAGGGCGACGGAAGACAAGTCGACTAACCCTACTCAACTGATTATTTGCCTTATATACAATAACGTTATAAAATTAAGCATATGAATATTGAGAAATCTCTTTGGTCTTCGCATGGCGATAACATCACGTTATCCGTGCCATTTACCAAAGTAAACCGTGAAAAACGCACAGTCTCAGGATTTGCAACACTTGATAATGTTGACCAGACTGGTGATGTAGTCACCTCTGAAGCAAGCATTAAAGCATTTGAAAATTTCCGTGGAAATCTTCGTGAGATGCATCAACCAGTTGCAGTAGGCAAGATTGTTTCTTTCAAACCAGAAACTTATTACGATCCAGCATCAAAAGAATTCTATAACGGAGTTTATGTAGATGCATACATCTCAAAGGGTGCTCAAGATACATGGGAAAAAGTTTTAGATGGAACTCTCGCAGGTTTCTCTATTGGCGGAAAGATTATTGAATCAGATAATGAAGTTAATAAGGCAACAGGTAAGACTGTAAGATTTATTAAAGACTATTCTCTAATGGAATTGTCAATTGTAGATTCACCAGCAAACGAACTTTGCAACATACTCTCAATATCTAAGATGAACGGTCAGCTAGTATTTAAAGGAATGGCAGCGGATATCGTAACAGAAAATATTTTTTATTGTAACGAATCTGATTCAGTATTCATTTCCACAGAGTCATCATATGATTCCCCAGTTACAGGTAAGCCTGCAACATTGATCGGATGGGTAGAGTCAAACGATGTTAACAAAGCAAAAGAAATAGATAAGATTCTTGATTTACATAAAAAGTCAAGATTGTCGACGCCTGAAACACAAATTGCAAAACAGGCAGACATAGAAGGAGGTAAAGAAGTGTCAGATAACACAGAAAACGTAGTTGCAGAAGATGCAGTAGCACCAGAAGCAACCGTAGAAGACACAGCAGCAGTTGCTCCCGCAGAGGAAGCACCAGCTGTTGAAGAAGCTCCTGCAGATGCAGTAGTAGACGCTTCTGCCGAAACTCTAGAAAAAGCAGCCGACGTATCAGAAGTTATGGTTGATGAACCTGATTTTGCAAAGATGCTAGGCGATCTTAAAGGCTTTTTCTCAGAAACACTAAATAAGGCTTCAGAAGCAAATGCTGCTCAAGTTTCACTTATCAAAGATACAGTTGAAACATTCAGCAAAAGCGTTGATGGTCGTATTTCAGAATTGGCAGAACAACATACAGCACTTTCAAAGGCTGTAGAAGATATCAAGAACACGATTGATGGCGTAGAAAAGCGTGTCGATGCAGTAGAATCAGAGACTGCAATTAAGAAGTCCTCAGACCTTGGCGGGTCTCAGGAAGTAACAATCAAAAAATCAAAGTGGAACGGTTCTTTCCTCGGTTCCGTAACAGAATTAATTAAATAAGGTAGGTGAAATATAATATGAGTAATGAAACATTAGAGAAGGCAATCGCAGCAGGAACAACTGCAACAGCGACATTTGCCTCAACTACTGGCGCTTCAGGAGTACACGTAGCTGGCGAAGCTGGTAACGGTGGACTTCTAAACGCAGAACAATCAGCCCGCTTTTTAGATTATATGTTCGACGCAACCGTAATTGGAAAAGTCGCACGTACAGTCAGAATGAGAAGCGATACAGCAGAGATTGATCGTATGTCCGTTGGTGAGAAGCTTATGACTCTCGCAACAGAAGGAGATACAACTGGCTCAAACGCAGCAGTTACTTTCTCAAAGATCTCTCTTTCAACAAAGAAACTTCGCTTGAACTGGGAGCTTTCAACTGAGTCTCTAGAAGACAATATTGAAGGTCCAGATCTAGAAGATCACATTGCCCGTTTGATGGCAACACAAGCAGGTAACGATATTGAAGACGTAATCCTTAACGGAAATACATCTTTGTCTAGCGATGACCTATACAAGTCATTTGATGGCGTTGTAAAGAAGGCCAAGGCTAGCGGACACGTTGTAGCTGGTGCAGGCGCAGGAGTATCTCGTGAGCTTTTCAACAAGGCTCTAAAGGCACTTCCACGTAAGTACAAGCAACGTCGTGGCGACCTTCGCTTCTTGGTAGGTTCAAACCTAATCCAAGATTTCCTATATGCTAACAGCATTGGAACAAACCAGACAATCCCACAAGATATCGCATCAAGCGTTATCCGTGGCGCAACTCCAGGACTTGGTGGTCCAGCAGGATATGTAGCACCATTCGCATTTGGTATTCCAATTGTTGAAGTTCCTATGCTAAAAGAAGCACAGGATGGTTCATATTCAGGCGAGACTGGCGATCACGGAGATATCCACTTGACATTCCCAAATAACGTAGTTATTGGTATCAAGCGTGATGTAACCGTCTATCGTTTCTTCCAGCCACGTAAGGACTCTATCGAGTACACAATGTATACTCGTGTAGGCGTTCAAATCGAGCAGGCAGACGCATGGGTAGTTGTTAAAGACGTTAAGATTGCTTCCTAATTAATAGGATTTAGATCTGCTAAAAGCCCCCTGAATTAATTTTTGGGGGGCTTTTCATTTTAATTTAGTAATGCTATAATTGTTTAGAGTAGAAATAGGAGATATATATGTCATTTGAGACATTAAAAGTATCTGAGATAAAAAAGATTGCAGAAGATTTTGCAGTTGATACAGATGGTCTAAAGAGTAAGGCCGATATCATTGCCGCCCTCGCAGAAGAAGGCGTAACTTGGTCTGTATATAACAAGACCATGGACAAGATGGAAGAAGAAGATATGACCGTAGAAATCCTGCCTAAGTTTGATCCAAAGGCGGAACAGCCAGAAAACACAGTATTAGTAAGAATGACTAGAGATAACTTTAGATATGATATTATGGGATTTACGTTCACAAAAGAGCACCCATTTATTGCAATGAGTAATGAAGCAGCGCAAGCAATTTTTGATAAGGAGGAGGGCTTTAGATTAGCAACTCCAAGGGAAGTCCAGGAGTACTACAACTAGTCTACGCCTCTTAAATGGCAGAAGTATTAGTAGGTTCACAATCTCCAGTAACACATAAAGTGTTCTGGAACGGAGATGTTGCAGACGCAACCTCTGCACCAATTGTCAAAATTTATGACGTAACAAATGATCCAGCAGTAAGTCCTGCGATTGCTTCGACCACGCTTTTGACAACAATTACATCAACCCTGGATGAAAACAATCCAGGAACATATACAATTAACGTCCCTTATGCATATACTGACAGAAACAGAACTTTAAGACTTAAGTGGGAGTATGCAGTTAGCGGAACATCTGTTGTTAAAACTGAAGACGTTTTTGTTGTAACTCCTTACGTTGATTTTAATCATATTCAAGATATGGGCTTTGCGTCAGATTCATCTGACCCAGGATATAAGTCATACTCAGATTTACTTAAAGCAGAGAAATATGCTCGTAAACAAATTGAAGGATATACTGGTCAATACTTTTATTTGTATGATGACGTGTATGTTGTATACGGATATGAGTCAGATACTCTACCACTTCCTGCCAAGATCAACTCTTTGCAAAAGCTATTTGTAAAAGATATTTTACTTATAGATAATTTGTCTAGCCCAGCAGTCAACAACTGGGGATTAGCAGTAAATATATCTGAAACAAAATTTGGTCTTAGAGTTGACAGGTCTAGCACACTAGACAACGCTGTCTATATCGCAAACGGAATGGTGCCTCCAAGCATTCATGATTACTCTGGAATATTCCAGTCTGGTATTCCTTATAAAGTTCAAGCAAGATTTGGATGGAGCTCTGTTCCTGAGAATGTAGAACAAGCGGCAGCAGAATTAATGAAAGACTACTTCTCTAAAGATACAATGTGGAGAAACAAATACGTAAAGAACATATCTACATTTGACTGGGACTTTGAATATACAGGAGATGCCTACACTGGAACAGGTAATGCATATGCAGACAACCTATTAGCAGATTACGTCTTAACAGCTAAAGCAGAGATTATATAATGAATAGCATCGTAGACTCTGTCTTGTCTATGAACTTGGATGTATATAGACAGTCTGAGATTCAAGATACCGACACAGGGGCAATAGTCAGAGAATGGAATTTTTATAAAACTGTTCCCTGCCACGTTAAAGGAGTTATTAGCAACTCTGCTACTACCCGCTCTAGCGATAAGCAGATATTTTCAAATAAGTATTTAAACGATCAGGTTGTTCAAGTTAGAACAGCAGAGAAATTAACTGCCAGAGAAAAAGTTACAAACATTAGAGACTCAGAAGGCAACACCATTTGGAATGAAATCAATTATCCAAATGAGACTCCAACAGTATTTGAGGTTATGGGAACAACTCCAGTCACAGATCCGTTTGGTCGTGTGATTGCATATAACTCATCTATGAAGAGATCGGAGAACCAGCAAATTGGACAATAGCGGAATGTTGGTTCAAGCAGCAAGCGGACTCGAAAGAATGATGTACGCAAATCAAAGCGGACCCTTAAAAGATAGCACAGTAGCTCAGGTATCGGCATATGTGTATTATGAAGCAGCAGTATTGTCCAAGCTTACAACGAATGCTCAATTCAAGGCATTGTTTACAAAAACAATATTTGATCAGATAAACTTAGACTTTGGAAATTATATAGATGCCTTGGCAAGGTCAAAACCTAAATCCTTGCATCATGTTTATGAATGGAAAAAAACTGGAAATAAGACCGCAAGACTTTTTAAATTAAATAAAATATCAGAAGACGGATTATCATTTAGACTAAACTACGAGTTTTTGCCATCAAGATCTATGGTTCCTGGTGCGAGTGGAAAACGTAGACATATGTTTGCAAACAAGGCTTCAGTTATGGAAGCAGGAAAACCTTTGGTTATTAGACCTAAAAATGCAGAGCGTTTAGTCTTTGAAATAGATGGAGAAACAGTGTTTATGCCTAAAGGCAAATCTGTAACAGTTAGACGACCTGGCGGGTCTGGCTCAACTAATCAATTTACTTTGGCTCACTCAAGATTTTTTAGCGGTAACTTAGTTAATGCTTCAATTAAAAACTCTGGGTTTCAAAGAATATTTAATTCGAGCATGAGCAAGGCGCTTAGAGTTCCTTCTAATATTAAAAAAGTTCAGTATTCTTTTTCACCAAATTTAATTAGATCTCAAGCAGATGCCGCATTGGCGGCTTCATTTGGAGGTGCAATGTGACGGCTAACTATAAGCTAGATGCAATGCTAGAACTTCGTAAGTATCTATGGAAAGAACTTTATACTCGTAATATATTTGACGAAGAGGACTATTGGTCAGATAATCTAAATGAGAATATTGTCCCAATTATCCCAGTTCAACAAGCAGCTGAAATGAATCAGTTCTTGAGCGGCAAAAAGCATATAGTCTACGACAAGATAGGTATGTCCTACGAGGACAACTGGCTAATTTGCTGTGAGCAGATACTATTCACCATATACTCAACGTCTGTATCAGATATAAACGAGATTCGAAACTATATGACAGATGAATTTAGGAGAATGGACGAGTCTGCTAGAGATATAAATAAATGGACAGACCTATCAAATAAATTTAAATTTCATACTATTTGGGTAGCAGATATCTCCCCAACGGCCCCTTCAGAAGAACTTCAAGGATTCTTTTCAGCAGAGGTCATATTAGAGGTCAAGTATTCAAGGATCACAGATTCGGTGGGTAGGTTCCTTTAGGGTTTGCCTTTTTACCCGTTATGGAATAAACTTATCCTAAGAGGAAAGAAGCCTAGCCAGCTTTAATTTAAGATTTTAACATATATATATATATTGAAATATAGGAGGTAAGAAAACTATGGCACAATCCGTAGGTAATGCTAAAAATATTCTCGTAGGTGCATCTCCGTTGTTCTTGTCAAATATTGACATTAACGACTCAGATTACCAAGCGAACGCAGAAGCAGGAGTTAAATTCCCAGCTTCAGCATCTGGATCATCAATCAGAGTTCCAGCATTTTCATCTGGAGAATCATACACAACAACACTAAACGCTGTTGATCAGACTGCAGGAACTTTTGGATACCGTAACGTTGGTTTTACTAACAATGGTCTTCAAATTACATACAACCCAACATACGATTCAGTAACTGTAGATCAGTTGCTTGATACAGCTAAGTTGTTCAAGTCTGCGATGGAAGTTATGATCGCAACAGAAATGTCAGAAGGTACTCTTGAGAACATTGCAACAGTATTTGGACAGGCAGCATCAACTCTAGCAGACAATGGTCTGACTGGAGCAGCAAACGTTAAGACACTCGGTCTTGAGGCAGGTGCACTTGGTGCAGCCCCAACAGAGCGTCAGCTAATTGCAGTTGGTCAAGCTCCAACAGCTTCATCAACATCATCTGAGCGTGTATATTATGCACGTCGTGTATTGTCAGTACAACAGTCACAATTCTCACTTGCTCGTACAACCCCAACCACATTCCCAGTAACATTCCGTCTTCTACCAGATGCTGCTTATGCAGGATCTGAATACGGTAAGATTATTGACCGTGTCTTGGTAGCATCAGCATAATAGATTTAATTTATTAGCTAGTCTGTAAAACCCCCAATTTATTGGGGGTTTTACGTTTGTATTAGTATATTCTTTTTAGTATAATGATTATGAATAGATCCTAGGAGGACCTAAATTGGCAACAACAGTATATGACGTAGAAGAGGTACAGCTACAAAACGGACAGACCGTAAAGCTTAAGCCACTTTCAATTAAAGAACTTCGTAAGTTCATGATCGCAATTAAAAAGACTAGTGAGTCTCAGACAGAAGACGAAACTCTAAACATCCTAATTGATGCTTGTGCAATTGCACTAGAAAAACAGTTACCAGATTTGGTAGCAGACAGAGAAGCATTTGAAGATGCAATCGATGTTCCAACAATGAATCGCATTCTTGAAGTTTGCGGAGGAATTAAACTTGACGACCCAAACCTTCTAGCGGCAGCGGTTCTGGCTGGTCAGAACTAGATTTAGCCGCATTAGAAGGAGAGCTTTTTCTTTTAGGACATTGGAGAAATTACGATGAACTTGAAGAAAATCTATCAATGCCAGAACTTATAGCTACTCTTAAAGCTTTAAAGAAAAGGGAACACGGAGAAAGAAAGTTCCTAGCATCTTTAAAGGGAGTAGATTTAGGTGAGTATGAAGATGATAGCAAGGAAGGTTCTAGTTTTGAAGAAATAGAATTGAGAGCGGCAGGAATACATGCTAATCCCAATGACGTTGTTTCACTACAAGGAAGATTCGCAGCACAAGCTGGTTTTGGAATTGGCGAAGGACTAGGATACACTAAGGAGTAGAATATAGTAAATGGCTGAAGAAACAATCAGTACACGAATAGTCGCTAATGCCGACTTCTCAGCCCTTATTGCCGATGTGCATAGGGTTACTTCTAGCCTATCTAAATTACAAGAGCAGTTAGCCAACTCAAACAAGATGTTGGCAAATCAAATTGCTGTAATGAATCGTTCATTTTCAGACACACTAAGAAGCACAGGACAATACTCCACACACTTTGTAAGTCTACAATCAGATGTTGAAAAATTTGGTAAAAACCTTGATGGTGGCAAACTTAAATTAAATCAATATTTTAATACCTTTAGACAGCATGCACAGCAATCTGGTGGACTTATAAGGGATTTAGCAAAGCAACAAGTAGCCCTACAAAACTCAATATTACAACCGCTAGGCAGAAACGCACAAGGACTTATGCAGTTCAACGTGCACGTTCCACGAGGGCTTGATGAAATAAAAAATAAAACCGCCATAGCAAGACAAGAACTACAGATCATGAATAAGGTAATCCAGGATGGCGCTGGACAACTTATTAACTGGGGTAAAAATACTCAGTGGGCAGGCCGTCAGTTAACAGTTGGTTTGACAGTCCCTCTGGTAGCATTTGGAGCACAGGCTGCTAAAGCATTTAGAGAAGCAGATCAAGAATTAGTTCGTTTAACTAAGGTATACGGAGATGTTGCAGGAACTTCAGCAGCAGAACTGGGCAGAGTTAGAGACGATGTATCAAAAACAGCAAAAGAAATATCTTCAGCTATGGGTGTTTCGTTTAAAGAAACAATTGGTCTTGCAGCGGATATTGCAGCAACTGGTAAAACTGGAGATGAGTTACTAGGATCAATTAAAGAAACTACCAGACTTGCAGTGCTTGGTGAAGTAGATAGACAAGAAGCCATGAAGGCAACACTTGCAATTCAGTCAGCATTTAAGCAAAACACAGATGAACTTTCACAATCAATTAACTTCCTTAACGCAGTTGAAAACCAAACATCTACAACTCTTAACGACTTAGTAGAAGCAATTCCAAAAGCTGGTCCAGTAATCCAAGGTCTGGGTGGAAGCGTACAAGACCTTGCACTATATCTAACTGCCATGCGTGAAGGTGGTATTAACGCATCAGAAGGTGCCAACGCATTAAAGTCAGCATTAGCTTCTTTGATTAACCCAACAGATGTTGCGGTAGGAAAATTTCAAACTTTAGGAATAGATTTACTTTCAATAGTAAACGATAATGCTGGAAATTTAACTGGCACATTAATGGAATTGCAAGGCGCACTAGATAGATTAAATCCACTACAAAAGCAACAGGCCATAGAGCAGTTATTTGGCAAGTTCCAGTTTTCAAGACTGAACGCCTTGTTTGAAAACTTAGGAAGAGAAGGAAGTCAGACTTTACAGGTATTAGATCTTATGAAAGCATCTACTGGAGAACTAGCTTCTGTAGCAGATCGAGAATTAGCAGCCGTAACCGAATCTGCATCTGGTAAGTATCGCAGAGCAATTGAAAGTTTAAGAGCCTCGCTTGCTGAAGTTGGAGAACAGTTCTTACAGATCAATACAGTTTTAATTAAAGTAATTGATAAAGTTGTTCAGTTTGCTAATAATTTACCAGGACCAGTAAAGCAAGTCTTAGCATTAGCAGGCGGATTTACTGCAGTTATTGGACCAGTAATTATGTTAACTGGTGTGCTTGCCAACTTCTTTGGATATATTCTAAAAGGAATTTTCCATATGAAGGCGTTTTTTAAAGGCGGAGAAGGCTGGAAGTATTTAACACCAGAGATGCTTGCTGCAGAAAAAGCAGGAAGATTAGTTGAACAATCATTTTATAGCGATGCAAAAGCAGCAGCGGTATTAAAACAAGCACTAGGTAATTTAATTGATGAATTTTCAATACTAGAAGCAAAAGCAAAAGCTGGAGCAATGAGTGTCAACCCAGCAGTATCAACAATGGCTGGCAATCTTGTCATGGCGGCTGGAGGTTCAAGAGTAGTAGATCCAAACCACCCATTGGCAGGAACAATGGGAACTAGAGCAAGTTCACACATGGTTCCAAGATCTGGAATGACTGATCAACAAAGAATGCAACAAACTATGTTTGGCATGGTTCCAGGGTCAATTCCTGTAAATCAAAAAATTGGTCAAAATCCACAAATTTATATGAATGAGCAGTTGCCAAATGTTCCTGGACTTACAACAGTAGGCGGAGTATCAACGGGTATTGTTTCTGGAGAAGCAGCTAGATGGCATGCAATGATGGCCACTTTAGGAATGCAATCAAAGGCAGAAATTGAAAATCTAAAAAGAACAATTGCAGCAACTGGAACTGTAAGTAAAGAATTTATGATGCAGTTTGATGATATTCTTCCAGCAGTTAATGTTTTAACAAATAATGCCGCAAAAGAATCTGCCCTTATTGTTGCAGAACTTCGTGCAGGCAAGATGAATTTAGACGCTGCAAGAGCAAAAATTGTTGCATTAAACTTAGAAACAGAAAGATTAATAGCTGCTACAGTTCAAGCACAGGCGACTGCTATGGGCAGAACAATTAATCCAACAATGGTTCCTACTTTAAACCAGCCAGTAGTTGACCCAACTGGTAAGTCTAATATGAGAGAGTTATTTAAAAAGGGCAAGACAAGAGACTTTATTAATAAGATTGCTGGAACACTTGGGGTAAGAACCTCTGGTGCTGGCTACAATGTTGAAACAACAATACCAAAAAAGTTTGCTATGGGTGGAGTCGTATATAGACAAAATGGTAGCGATGGCCCAGAGTTTGCGCCAATGGGTACAGATACTGTACCAGCAATGCTTACTCCTGGAGAGTATGTTATTAATGCTAAAGCAGCTAAAAACTTTGGAGGACTTCTAGAAGCAATAAATAATGGAGCGTCTCCAGATGCCGTTGTAGAAGATATTGTTTCTAAATATCCAAAACCAGTAGATCGTTCACAATTTGAAGGTGCTCATGCAAGCGGATTTGATTTTGAAGGAAACAAATTGCCTTCTCAAACAGGATCTCAGGTTGGCTCATCAGGAGTTTCTTTAGACCCTAGAACTAGAGCTTTAACACAAGCATTTCCTAATGACGCTATATTCCAAACTAAAGATAAAAACATTTTAAGAATTAGTAAGATAATTAATCAGTTAATGAAAGAAGGTCAAAAGGGATCTACTAAGGGGGCCCTTCTTCAGGCATTAAGACAAGCAATGAGAACTGGAGTTCTTTTTGAAGATTTGCCAGTAACAAATAATCAAGTAAGACGGTCATTGTATAAAGCAATGCTGTCTACTATAAAACAACTTCCTTCTGGAAATAGAATAGACGATGCAGTTTTTGCAAATGTTTATAGATCTGCAATTGAAAGAGTTTCTGGTACTTTAAGTCCAGCAGATGGGATTTTGCTAAGAAAATCTATTGGTATTGCAAGCCTGCCACAAGATATAAGAATTGATTCAAGAGCATTTAGAGCAATGGCTCCAGAAAACCTTCCAGTAATGACAATAGATGAGGCACGAGCAGCTACTGAAGTTGGCGGTAAGACTTGGTACAACACGGGAAAAACAAAAAGCGGTAAGACTGGTAAAACAGCAGTACATATTAGACCAAGCGAGAATTTCTCTATGAGCGCTAGAAGCGGAGATACATTTTTACAAAAGCCAAGAGACACTAAATCAATGATGATGGGTGCTGCAAATAAAATTAATTCAGCCCTTAGATTTGTTCAAAGAGGAAGAAAAGTAATTGGTCCTGATCAAAGATCAATAGATCTTACTAATAAATGGCGTAGGGGATACTCGGATGGCGGAATGGTATACATGGCTAACGGAGGCATGGTTCCAAAGGTTCAGTACTTCCAAGATGGAAGCGATGGTGCAGTAAAGCCATCTATGATGGGCAGCGGAATGGCCGCCTCATTTGGCGGTATGGGTTTAATGGCTGCAGGATCAATGGTTGGCGGCGGAGCTGGACAAGTAATGAGCAGTGCTGGTATGGCAATGTCATTTATGCCAATGCTTCAAATGATTCCTAAAGTTAATGTTCAATTAAGCACAATGCAGAAAAAGTTAATAGAGCCAATTGGTCCATTAAATAGATTAAATGCTGGATTCCTTGGCAAAGCAAAAAGCCTTACAGGACTCTCAAAGGCATTTGGTCCAGTATTAAGAGGACTCTCTTTATTAACTCGTGCATTTAGCCCAATAGGTATTGCTCTAACAGCAACCATATTTGGAGTAAAAAAATTAATTGAAATTTATAAAGATCAGCAAGAAGCTCAAAGAGTAAATAGATTAGAATTTGGAATGTCCGCAGAGACTATTAAAAAGGCTGGATACTCTATGACAGACTATGGGGCTAACATAAAAAAGGCAATAGAAGATGCAAAGGCCCTACAAGAAAGAAATAAAATGCTTTACGAAAGCATGTTCCAGGCCAACATTCCTATTAAAATGACAATTGCTGAATATAAAAAGCTTCGTGAAGAAACAAAAAAGAAGATGCCAGACCTTATTGAATTATTTAATCAAAAGGGCAACTCCGATGTTGCAACTGTTGCTGCAAGACTCAAAGCGCAATTTATGTCCCTAGGAGACAATGTTGAGACAGCAACAGCCAAGGTTTATGCACTTATGGCTCAATCAAATAAAGCACAGCTAGCAGCTGGAGCAATTGGTACAAAGGGATTTGCATCAATAAAAACAGCAGTTGATGCAGCAGTAGCTTCAGCAGGAAGCTTTGATGACGCAATGGCAAAGGGTGACGCTAAGGCAGCTGCAGACTCACTTATGGTTACCTTTGAAGGAATTGGTAATGCAATAAAGGATAATGCAAAAACAAACAAGTTAGAATTTGGCGATTCAATGGATCAAATATTAAAGAAGATGGCTACAACTGGTAAAGGCCAAGTAGCAATAAATCAATCTGTTTTGTCCGAATTGAAAAAGCAAAACCCAGAGCTTGCTAAGATATTAAATTCTACTGATACCGCCACATCTGCTTGGGCTAAGTACCAACTTGCTTTACAAGGAGTAAATTTAGATTTACAAACTCTTTCTGGAGAAGCTGCAACCGCTGCGTTAAAGTTACAATCTTTGGTTGTTGCTAATACTACAACTACTCTTAAAAATACTGCTGGCATTAAAGAGCAGTATACAAAATATGAAGGACTACAAAAGAGAATTAAAGATCTTCAAAAAGCTTCTCAAGGTCAATCTGCTAAGCAGCAAATTGATAGCCGAAAAGTAATAGAAGGCCTTAATGAGCAGATTAAAAAAATTAAGGATGCTGCTGATGCTAAGATTAAAGCACTTCGTGCTCAAAGCCAAGCAGAAAACGACAACTTAGAATTACAAAAATTACAATTAGAGTATCAAGAAGCAATTGCTCGTGGAGATCAAGATGCTGCAGCTAGATCTCAAATTGCTATTCAGCAACTTACAAATCAAGTTCAATCTAAAAAAGCAGAAGACTCAATTATTGCTAAGGCGGAATTGGAAATTAAGCCTCTGCAGGATCAAATTGATAAACTAGGCAAAAAGAATCAAGAGCTGGCAGACAAAGCGGCCCTTGCAGGAGAAAGTTTATCTAAGCTACAGGGACAAGCATCGACATTAAAAGAAAAATTAGATGGTTTAGAAAAATCAGTAAGTGCAGCAGCATTTAATAAACTACTCTATAAAGCTCTTGGATTAGAGTATACAGGTAGTTCTCAGGAAAAAACAGATCTTGCAGGAGTAGAATCTTTTAACACTGAACTTGGCGGTCCAAAGTCTGTTGATAAGGTTATTCCAAAAGGCGCAAAAGCAAGACACAGAATTCCAGAAACATTTTCTGATGTTAAGGGTGGCGCAAAAGATTTAGTAGATTCAATTTCAAGCGGATTACAAAATGGTGTAAACGCTAAAGAAGTTAATATCTATACGGATAAACTGGCTGGATCTGGTGGTACATCACTGGGCGGAAGAACAAAAGAAGCTCCACTTATGGTTGCTACAAATTCAGCATACTCACTTAAGTCAGACGGAGAACTTTCTGATACTGCTGAAAAACAGATCATTAGTCAAAATAAATTAGAAAAGGGACAGTTCTTTAAGTATAATGGGATTACCTATGAAGTTTTAAAAACTGGATGGGGATTTGGAGATAGGGCAAAGCCAGTGGGTAGATCGCTTGGCGGACCAGTTACCCCTGGACGAAAGTATTTAGTAAATGATAGAATAAATGCATTAGGTAAGCAGCAAGAAGTCTTTATGCCTACCATGCCAGGAATGATCAAGCCTAATATTGATACAGCATTTAATATTCCATCGCAACAAAATGTTAAGATGCCAGGTATTTCAAATAGCCCAAATAGCAACAACACATACAATATTGATATTGAGCTAAATGGTACAAATATTACAGTGGACGACGTTATGAAGTCCATGGAAGCAAAAATGAAATTAGTTGGTGCTACACTAGGTAGACCAGTAAACGTAGGAGGTAAGTACTAATGCCAGCTTTATCTTTACCTAGAGGCTCCGTACTTTGGATAGAAGCCAAGGACCTCCTTGCTACAACACCTGGAACTACTAAAACCTGGAACAAGGTTAGCGAACACAATAGAAGCCCATTAGAAATAAACGTTGAAAGAATTGAAGCCATAACCAGAACATCTAACGGAAGTCTTAGAAAAAATCATATTGCTGATAAAAGGAGTTTTTCTGTGTCATGGGAAATGCTTCCTTCATATAGAGATCTTACAGTAGATGGCGGTTGGGGGGCAGAAGATTTAAGACAATTCTACCTTAGTGATGATGGAAAGAAGACATTTAATATTAGAATTAATTTAGCAAAGACTGGGTCAGATCAATCTTCTTCAGGATATGAGTCTTATACAGTTTCATTTAGTAATTGCAGCTTTAGTGTATTAAAAAGAGGAATACAACCACACTGGAGTGTTTCTTTGACAATGGATGAGGTCTAATGATAACCGCCTCAACTGCCCTTAAAACTTTACTAGAACAGCAATCTACAATTATAATAAACGCAGGTTGTACTGTAGAGTACAATATGAATACTTTAGTAGACAGCATAGTTGTTTCTGGTGCAGATATAAGTAGAGCTGATTCAGCAGGTAACGTATATTATCCATTTAAAAAGTTGTTTCCAGTAGATACAGTTATTAAGCAAAATAGACCATTAGGGGCGGGAATTAAATACGCTATTGTAGGAGACATTGGAACAAATACATATAGAAATCCCAAAAGTAGTGAATATGGCGTAAGCTATAGAACATATTATCCAGGATCAGAATCTGTTTATAAATATTATGTTTCAGACAAAGGTGTTGGGCTAGATGTAACTGCTACTTATCCAAAAACAATATTAACAAATAAAATAGTTATAAGATTTGAATTAGGACACTCTACTCCTTCTACATGGACTGTGTATAGCGGGTCTACACAATTAGCTACAGGTACAAGTTCTGATATAAAAGCTTTTGGAAATCCAGATGCTGGAACAGTAACAATTTATTATAACGGAACATCTTGGGTAAAAACAGAACCAGCATCTATATCAAATCCAATTAACATGACAAGCCTTAGAGTAACCACAGGAGCGGTGACTGGAAAATATATTGGACTTATCGAAATGTCACCTAGATGGATAAAAGATGTTACAGACAGAGTGGTAGATTTTGAAATCACAAAAGAAACTTCTAGCGGATCAGATGACATTTTACCAGTTGGATCAGTAACAGCAAACTCTCTTTCTCTTTCAATGGTATCCTATGAAGATACCAGGGAAGTTGTATCATTTGATAAAACTATGACTTTTGATTCTACAAAAACTTATATGTATAAGGCTATAGAGGTTGTTCCGTATTTTAAGATATATCATTCTGATGGAGCTCTAACAGATTCTTCTGGAGCCTACGACAAAATTAAACAAGGTCTATTCTATGTAGATAGCTTTTCTATAGAAGAGTTTGGAAATGTTTCTGTAACTGCTCTAGACGGCGCAAGGATTTTACAACAACTAATTGCTCCTAGCATAGTCTGTAAAGACTATACAACGGTAGCAGTTATCAGAACACTACTAGACAATATTGGATTTACTAATTATAATTTTAATATTACTTCTACTGACACATCTATATTTTCACCAAGATACTGGTGGACTGATGATGGTGGAACAGTATGGGATTCTATTCAGAGGCTATGCAGAGATTCACAAATGGTAGCGTTATTTGACGAAAACAATGTTTTGCAATTTTATACTAGAGAATATTTATTTAGTACAGTTGGCAAAACACCAATAGAATTTAGATATAGTGCAAGTGGAAGCAACCTTCCAAATATTTTATCATTTAATAAACAAGATCTTCCTTCAGCAAATCAGGTAAAGGTACTTTGGAAAAGTGTTACTACAAATAATTATACTGGAAACTCTCAGCCACTATGGGCATCTGGAGAAAGAAATTTAGGAGCACTATCTTTAGAAGGAGATATCTCAGCAATTTCTGGTCAAACAGTTGGGCCATACAGCGTATCTGGAACTAACTCTTACGTAAAATTAAATTTAGTTGTTGCAAACGATGCTCTTAAGAGTAATGTTTTAAACGAGTATAGCGGATACCTTGTAATAGATTCAGAAATTATAGAATACGATGCAATACAATACGAATACACAGATTTGTCTGGAGTAAGGCAATCTAAAGATATTACAAGCGGCTCTGAGGCACTTAAATATCTTGGGCTAAGTCAGCCAGGGGCAAGTAACTATCAGCCAAATGGAAAGTATAGAATTAAAACACGAGGAGCATTTGGAACAAAAATAGTTGCACACTATAAGCAAGAGAATATATTAAACTCTTGGGCAGGCTACGACACTGTTTGGAGCGAAGCTAGCGGCTCTACTCCAGTATTAACAAATGTTGCAAGCGTGACAGCTACAGTTGCTACAACTCAAGTTCCGACAGACTCCCCATTTGATGCAGATGCATATATAAAAAGTTTAACTTCTCAGGGTTGGACTCAAGCAGAAGCTGCTTCTTCAGCTAGATATGCTGCTCAAGCCGAGTACTGGTATCGTACGTTAGGAATAAGATAATGAGTAATCAAAGATCAATTCAAACATCATTATTTTCTTTAACAAATAATAGTACAAATCCAAATCAACATTCTGTTGCAATTAAAAACTCTGGAATATCAACTTCTTATTCATATTATGCATTTGGAACAGCAATGTTTTTCCCAGGAACAGTTAATGATGTTGTTAGTTCTGGAGGATTAGGATTTTTTACTAGCTCAAACGGAAATACTGGATACTACGTGTCGGTTCAAACTACTAC